AGATGCGTTATCTAATAGAGGTAATTCACCTGTAACGCCATTCAAGAGCATCCAACGTGCTTTTCTAGAGATTGCAAGATACTCGTATCTTCCTGGATTTGGTAATGATAGGTTTGACCAGTTCAGCATTATGCTGATGCCTGGTATTCACTACATTGATAACCGTCCTGGTCTTGCGGATACTACCAATATTGATATATTTGGATTTGATCAATCAAATAATGAGTGGACTGATAATTCCATTCTTGATATTTCCAACCCTGGTAACGTCCTTTATAAGTTTAACAACACTGAGGGTGGTGCTATCATCCCTAGGGGTTCATCGCTGGTAGGTTATGACCTCCGTCGTACTGTTATTCGCCCTCTATATGTTCCTGACCCTGCGTCAGTAACTGTTCCTCGTTCTGCTATTTTTAATGTAACTGGTGGTTGCTACTTCTGGCAGTTCACTATTAAAGACGGTCAGACTACTGCAGAATCTCCTCTTTTCAATAGTGTAGATGGCACGGGTGAGGTTTATTATGATCCTAATGATTTCACCAAAAAGGTTGCTCCTAACTATTCTCACCACAAACTAACTGTATTTGAATACGCAGACACAGAAGAGTTGTCGCTATTCTACAGAAAGATTGCTAAAGGTTTCTCTGATTATCAACCCACAATTGATGATCCAGGTGAATTTGATTTACGAGTCCAAGAGAACAGAATTGTTGGACCTCTATCTGACTCTAGAGTTATTGAATCTCTTAAGTTAAATGATGCTACCACAATTCCAAGTCTTCCTGCATCCACAACTGAAGTCCAGGTAACAACTAAGGTAGACCACGGATACTTTGCTGGTCAGTTTGTTGCTATCTCAAATACTGAGATTGATACCGTTCTCGAAGGTATCTTCCCAATTAAGACTATTGATCAAAATGATCCTCGTAAGTTTACTTATGAAGTTGCTGAGGTTGTTAGTGCAATCGGAACAGGTATTGCTTCGGGTCAAACCGTTAGTGTAGACACTACTCCTTCTTTAGGTTCTAATGCACAGACGCTCGCTGAAGTTGATAGTGTAGAGTCTGCATCTCCTTATGTCTTTAACTGCTCTATCCGCTCTACGTGGGGTATTTGTGGTATCTGGGCGAACGGTCTTAAGGCGACAGGCTTTAAGTCAATGGTTATCGCTCAGTATACGGGCGTTTCGTTGCAGAAGGATGATAGAGCATTCATCCGTTATGATGAGTATTCTAACACTTGGAACCAAGCATCACTAACTGATGCATTTGCGACTGTTCCTTATCACACCAAAGGTGATGCATACTGGAAAGATGAGTGGAGAAACTTCCACGTTCGTGCATCAGAAGACGCATTTATTCAGAACGTTTCGATCTTCGCTGTTGGTTTCGCTGATCACTTCCTAATGGAAAGTGGTGGTGATATGTCCATCACGAACTCAAACTCCAACTTCGGTAATACATCACTTCATGCAATTGGTCATAAAGGATTTGCCTTTAACCAAGATAAAGCAGGTTTTATTACTGACATCATTCCTCCAAAAGTTATAGCGGAGACTGCAGCAAACACCAAGAAAGTTCAATACTACACCATTGATATTCAAGGTAGTATTCAGGATACAAACAACTTTACTAAGTTGTATCTTGGCAGTGAAGATATCATCAATCCAATTGATCGTCCTGCTGTAACTATTGCTGGTTATAGACTTGGTTCAAAGAGTGATGAAAAACTATATGTAAGATTAGATCCAGCAACTGCTGGTGGCACTGAAGAGTTTAATGTAAGTCTAGAACCAACTGGTTTTGTTAAGTATATTGCTGCTCCACAGATTCTAAATCCATCTGGATTTGCAATCAATAGTGTATCTGCCGATGCTGCTAACTTGATTGAAAGCAACCGTCGCATGATTCAAGAGGAAGTCTTTGGTTATATCCTAACAAAATATCCTAGACTACAGAACATTTCTTATGTTAATCCTGGTCGGGATCCTCAAGCGAACAGATACTTTGATGCTCGCAATCTGATTATTGACAATCGTCAACAGATTGTTAGTACCGTATATGGTTCAACTGTTCAAACGTTTGGTGCAACTGCTTTAACAACTGATGAGATTGGATTCATTGTTGATGCAATTGGAGAAGACTTAAGAGATGGTGGAAACTATAATACTATCGAAAAAGTTCGTGAGTATTTTGAAGGTGATGGTACTCTTTCACAAGGACTTCTTGGATTAGAAAATCAATACATCTGGGTATTTAATAGGTGTCGTGATGAGTGTAAGAAAGCAGTCGCTAACCTTTTAAACGTCAAGGCAGATCTTTATGATCCAAGTGGAACATTACCTGATCTCTCACTCAAGACGAATAACCCTTGTGGTGATATCACAAATGGCAAGACAGGTTCTCAGGCAGAACTAGATGGTGATACTACAAATGGTGTTACTATTGATCTTTCCAATAAAGATGCTAACAGATATAAGACCACTTATAATCTAATTGAAGCAAACAAAGAATTTATCGTTGATAATGCTTTAGCAGAGATCGCAGTATATCATGAGAATTTTTACTTCCCTGGTGATCCTCAAGAAACTGATAGATCCAGATATAAGAATGCATATCGTTTTATCAGAAGAAACACTGATGATATCATCAACTATGCTATTAACGCAGTCAATACACAGTACCCAACATTCAATTATCCCGGTGGAAGTGATGCAAAGTGTCGTAGAGATTTAGGATACTTTATCGAAGCTGTTGCTATGGATATTTTCCTGGATGGCAACAACTGGACTTATAAGTTTATTTCAAGATACTTTGATAGTAGTGGTAATTGGGTTACTGGTGGTTTACAAGGAGAAACTGCTCAAAGCAACTGGGCATTTAACGCTGCTAGAGATTATATGCAGTTAGCAGTCTCTAACCAATTAACTAACGGTTATCAAGATACACTTGTTTCTGTTGGTGAAGCAATATATGGAGATGGACTTGGTGATCTTCCAGATAATTTAGACCCTGCCTCTTGTACTGATGTCCAGAATGCAATTGCTACTTTAACTACAATTGTAACTCAGGTTGTTTCTGATAACAATATTGAATCACTAACCGACCCAAATAATGCTAACTATGTACAACTAACTGCAGGTGTACAATCTATTAACGAAACTAAGTGCCGTAGAGATATTGGGTACATAGTTGGAGCAGTTCAGCAAGACTTGTGGTTTGGTGGCAATGAGTATTGTGTCGCGATGGCAAGAGGATACTTTAGCAAGGATGGTAATCCTATTCCAAACGGACTTCTTGGAGAGCAATCACAATCGATCACGGCATTTGCTCGTGCTGCTGATGCAATCAATCGTGCTATTAATAACCAATTACATCAAAAAGACTCTACAATTACATTAGATCAGGTTGGTGATCCTGTAGTTCTTGGTGATACTTTTGCCACTGCTTATAATCAAGTAATGACAAACAAACAGTTCATTGCTAAAGAAGCATATGATCGTATGTTGTCTGACTTCCCAACATATCAACCACAGGTTACAAATACTGAGCAAGATTGTTTAGATGATGTTTACAATGTTCTTGACCAAGTTCTTTGGAACGTTAAGTTTGGTGGAAACAGCAAGACATATGATGCAGCAGAAGTATACATCACAAATATTTTTGCAGGTTTAAATCCAAAGAGATTTACACCAGATTCAGCAACATATGATCCAGCAACTGGAATTTTTGAAATTACTATTCCCAATCATGGAATGGTCGATGGAAACTACATTAAGATTGCTGATAATAGTATCACGTTTACATGTGATATGGATGGTAATAACACTCCACATGCTTATCCTCGTATAACTGATCCTGCTTCTGATACTTGGTTGGAAATTATTACATCAACAACCAATACACTTACAGTTAATGTAGGTGCCAGTGCTCCTGGTGATCAGTATGCTCACACATACATTGGTTCACTTCTCGATTGTATTCTTAAAGGTGAGTCTGTAAGTACGTTCCTTGATCCTGAGCGTGATGAAGCACAAAGAGTATTCGCTTATGCCACTTCTATTGCTAGAGATGTAATCAGAAATCGTTTTGTATCTGGATTCGGTACTGATGTTAATGGAAATCCTGTAGATACATCACCAAACAACCCATTTACTCAGAAATTTGATTTAACTATTGTAGAAGATTGGGATAGTCCTAATTATGGTCCCGCTTCTTGTGCTGGACCGATTGCTGCTTTTGATACTCTTATGGGTATAATTGTTCAATCTATTGGAACAGATGGTGCTTCCGGTACACTTACAGCTACTAGAACAGAACCAACACAACCAACAGAATACACTCTTGGAAATTGTTCGGATGTACTTCAAACTGTTGATACATTAATTGGTATTGTTAATGATATTGTACAGTCAGGACAGTTTAATCCACCTCCAATTGATCATGGAGAGTGGGATTGTGCAAATGTACGTAGTACAATTGAAAACTTATTTGATATTGCTGTTGATGCATTCACTAGCAATGATCTGAGCGATCTGCCAGTAATTAATCGTGGTACATTTACACTAGAAGCAGAAGCTTCCAAGTGTTTCCGTGATGTATCTTACATTGTTGACGCTGTTGTTAATGACCTCAGACTTGGTGGCAATATCAATTCTGTGCAGGCAGGTGAAGCATACTATGTTGGTAATCAATTAGATTATATCGATGGTGAGAAGACAGAAACTATTGATGCATGGGAATATGTAAGAGACATGGCAATTGCTGCCATGAGAAACTTTGATTTCCTTGCTTTTGATGCAACCACAGTAAGTGGATCTTCAATTGTTAATATTGGAGATACTCGTGGTGTTCTTATTGGAATGCGAGTTGCAGAATATAATAATGCAGATCTTGTTAATCCTGCATATGTTAATGGTTTGCTTCAACCTGGAGCATCTTTAGTAGTTAATAATATTTCAAATAACACCTATGTTAAGTCAATTGTAAGTAGTACTGAAATTGAATTGGGTGCCATAGGATCTAAACTAAACGATGGTCCTAGTGTAAATGCGCTACAAACTGGCACACTCGATCTATACTTCTCATATGAGAAAGGATCTTGGGCAGATACACTACCGAAAACTGTAACCGTTGGTCCAGAAGCATCTGGTCCTGATGTTATACAGGATACTGAGACTGGTCAAGTAGCTACTGATCCTGCTACAGGTCTTACGTATCAGAAGAGAGAATGTGCGTCTACTGCTGATGCTATCGATACATTAATTGGAAACATTACTACCATTATCAACAGTGGTGTTGATAGTGTTTCTAGGCAACCACAAACAGCAAATCTTTCTTTGTTTGCTTCTAGGTCTACAGCATTCTCGATCAATACAACTGGTACTGGTGCTTCTAATCCTCATGATTTTGAAACTGGAACTCCAGTAAGACTTGTTCCACGTCCTCGTTTTGACATTAATACTGGTAAGTATGTTGAAGTAGATAAGCGTTTGGTTAGACTTCCTAATGGATTTTCTACTAACACCACATACTATGTAATTGCTCCTGGTAGAAGAACTCAACCAGAAGATTATAGCAACTCTACATTCTTTAATGGTAGTGATCAGACCAAGTTAATGTTAGCAACTTCTAAGGAGAATGCTGCAGCAGGTATATACCTCTATTCTTCAGAAGCAGACAGTATTGATCCTAATGTTGAGATTGATATCTATCAGTTTGTTTTAGATGAGAAATATGATCTTCATAGTTATACTGCTAAGATAACTACTGCAATCAATGCTGGTATTGAGACTAGTGTTCCTCACGTCTTTGATGTACCATTTGCATCTGTAACTCCACATAAAGTTTTCTTTAGACAAGCAGAAGGACAGCCTTCGCTACCTGAAGTATCAACAACATATGCTGCAGACGCTGATGTTGCAGTACAAGACACTGGTGATGTTAACTATGGTAAAATCAATCCACAAATTGAATTCTTTGCTCGTTATCAAAACGATAAAGTATTTACTGTCCATAAAACTCATGCAGATGCAATTAACAATGTAAATCCAATTACATTTGTTTCTGGTCAAACTATGAAGTTTGATATATTCTCCAACAAACGCAGAAGTCCTGTTAAATTTGATCCTGCATTCTCACGCTTAACAAATAAAACTGGTAAGTGGTATGTAAATTGTAAGGACGAAGGATCCAATAACGTTCTTCAAACAGTTAGAGAAACTAATATTCAATGGAGAATCAAGCAGTCTGATTTAGCAGACAGAAACAGATCTACCGACATGTGGTTCACACGTTTGGAAGATGAGCGTGGAGCAGACGATAGAACATATAAGATTCGTTATGTTATTCCTAAGTATCTTGAGAATGCAAGAGATCCTATCAACGGATTTGTTATTAAGACAAGAACTGATGATACACGTAAGTTAGTACCACAGAAACTTTTACTAAAACCAGTTGTTGGCAGTGTTTTTGGCGCTCGTTTTGAAAACCCAATTCAAGCAGGTGAATTCATTGGAAACTCTGAATCTGATTTGTCAACCGCAGGTCTTAACATCGATGCAGCATATGATCCATACTTGAATCCAAAGTTTGCTAAGTTTAATTCTGGTATTCAAGCGACAATTCAATCTGCGCGTTATGTTGAAGACAATCTAGATCCAACAATTGAATATCTAGAAATGACTGTTTTTGATCATAGTATTGATACCGTCAATTACTCTGGTTTAAGAAACGAATCGTTTACTACAGTTAAAACCAATGCACCACAAGGTGGTAGTTGGACAACTAACAAGACAGAAAGTGTTAGTAATAACCAAGTCTCTTGGTCTGGTAATTCTACCGGTATTGCTAATATCCATGCTTACATGACTGTTAACGGTGAGCATTATCTCATCCTTAAAAATATTCGTGGTGGCAAGTTAGAATTTAGTGAATATTATAATATTAAATTCCAACAGGGAAGCACGTTTGCTGACATGCTTGAAGATCAAGACATGGGCAAATCGCTACCTCTAAAAACACAAATCCGAAAAAATTATCCCCAGTATTATTACAAGCAAAAAGGCGCTAATGTCTATACTATCACTCCTGGTGATACTATTCAAGATGACTCTGGTATTGAATATTATGTTGATTCTGTTGCAGATGCTGGTGTTATTGAGGATACGTTCTATGTCTTTAGTTATGAGACACTACAACGTAGAATCGCAGGTCAGCAAGATGGTGTTTATTACTTAAGTTGTTTACGTGGTAATATCTCTCCATTCCCAACAGGAGCTGGTGCTGGTGGAAACTTTAGAAACTATAAGTTCTCTCAACCCGTCAGCAGATTGTATCCTTTGGATTACAAGAATGATCCTCTCTGGTTTAAGAAAAATGGTACATCAGCAGAAGAATTAGCACTTGCTGTACAATCGATCGATCCTCCTTCAACATATTCCGCTGCTGACAACTATATCCATGGTCTTGTATCTACAAACGATTATAAGAACTCTGTAACTAGAGAATTAGTTGAAGATTTTGTTAATCAACCTGCATTTATCACTAATGATTACAGTGGGGCAACGGAAATCAAAGCACAGGATGGCAATGCTACTTCTGGTTCTGAAGATCGTAAGATTAGAATTTCCGGTAATAGTGAAGTTCTAGCAGATCAACGCTATTATGTTGAACTTAGAAGACCTTCTATTGCTCGTGCTGGTAATCACACGTTTGAGTATCTTGGATTCGGTCCAGGAAACTACTCCACAGGTCTCCCAGCGCGTCAGGAAGTTGTCTTAACACCTGAAGAGGACTTCTACGCACAAAGTAAGAAAGAAGACGGTGGTATCGTCTTCTACACGGGTCTAAATTCCAACGGTGATCTCTATATTGGTAATCGCAAGATTAACGCTATTACGGGAGAGGAAACTTTCCTTGAAGCAGCAGTTCTTGAGTCTAGTGCAGATGATGATGAGGATATTGGCAACTTAGTTACCACTTTCGATACTCCTGTAACGTTCAACCAGAACATCACAGTTGTTGGTGGTGATGGTACTCAACAGAACGTATTCCAGTCTCCTCTAATTGTTTCTGTTCAGGATAACGATCTAACTGAAGTTCGCGATGTTCTAATCATTCGCTCTAATGTATCTTCTGTTGATCCTATTACAAATCTTGAGCAAGATGAATCTCTTGATAGAACTGCCTTTAAGGTAGTTAATGATGGAGATATTCGCATCAGTAAGAATAGAATTGATGCTGCTGTATTTGGTTGGAATGCGAGAGGAACAGGACAAAGTTATCAGATCCAAACTCACACTGCTAATGGTCTTCCTTCTAATATCACACCAAACAATAACTCTTTAGTTGCCTCTGGTGGTGATAGAGTATATGTTAATCAGTTTGTTAACTATAATGGTGTTGCTGTTAAAGCAGGAGATATTCTTCTTAAAGGATTAGAAGTTGGTAAGTCTGGATCATGGGGTTGGATTTACGCAAATTACTACGAAGCTATTCCTCAAAGCAATATTTTCACTATTGAATTTAATGGTACTAATGTTGTTAAATTGACATTTAAGGATCAGGGAGTCAATCTTCCTAATTCTGCAGTTGGCATCACTTCTGGTTCTCAAATCAGAGTCAATAACTATCCAGATTCTAGATTAAATTCTGTCTGGCAGGTTTATAGTCCAAATGGTGATGCATTCAATCCTGCAAATAACTATGTTCACTTCCAAATTATTGATGCAATTCCTGTTAATCTCTTATCTTGGAGTGGATCTGGTGGTGTAACTGACGTTCCGGTTGGACAGGTTGCCCCATCTATTGATTATTCTAACTCTAACTGGAAAGAAGTTGGTGTTGTTGGTGCTGAAACATTCAGAACTAACACTGAGATCATGGGAGACTTCAAGGTTGGTATTAACACTCTTGCTCGTTCTGCTCATATTGCATCTCAGAATGGATTTGTCTCTCCCGAAACTGATCCAAGAGCAAACCTAGATGTTGTAGGTAATGCATTCATCAGTGGTAAGAAGATTAATGACTACTTGAATGAGACTACAGTTGTTAAGACTGAAACAGATCTAGATAATGCTTTCTTAGTTGGTGGTGATAGTTCTAATATAGATGACGCGGCAACTCTTCGTGTCATGACCACAAATGGTGGTAGACTTGGCATCAATACTACAGTTGGAAATACTGTTAACCCACAATTCAACTTAGATAAGACTCTAACCGTTATTGGTACTGGTAGATTTACTGGTGATGTTGAATTTACTTCTGACATTCAAGTTAATGGTGGTGATCTAACCACCACAAATAACACATTCAACTTTGTCCCACAGAATGCAAATATTCTAAACTGGGCAGGTGAAGGTCAGATCTTTAACTTCTTGAACAACACAACTGTTGCTCAAAGTATTAACATTGCTAACTCTTCCCCTAACCAAACGATTCAGATTGGTAATGCTGCAACAACAACAACTTTAAGACTTCATAGAAATTCTACTGATGCTGTAGTTGATATTGCTAGTGTTAGTGATGATGTTACTAATAAGTGTGAAATTACTCTTGGTGGAGCATGGGGCAATACCGCATCCTTTACTGAAATTGGAACCAGACAGACTTTAATTGCTGGTGAACTTGAAATTGGCACACGATATGGTGCTGGAACAAGCACTTCTAGATTGTTCACTCAAACTAGAACTGTCAATCTATTTGATGGAGATCAAACTAACACAGTTAATCTTGCTCTTAACGCAACTACGTTCACCATGGGTTCAACTGGTGGTTCTACCATTATCAGAAACACCCTGAACGTTCTTGCTTCAACAATTGTTGAAGGTAATATCAGATTAGACGGTGGTTTGAACGCTGGTATTATTGAAATTGTAAGAGGTAGGTTTGGAACGACTATCGTTGCTCATAATGTTGGTGGTGTAGAAAATCCAAATATCGATTTTTACAAATATGAATCTACTGGTAAGTTTATTGATACTGGTGGTGTTGCTGCATGGGGTTCTAATTCCTTCTTGTTAGCAGGCGGACAAATTGCATCGATTGATAATATTATTAATACTGGCGCTACGTTTAGACCAGCAGCGACATATTCGTTCTTGACTGCTACTTCTGACGGTATTGGTGTTGGTGCTACATTTACTGTTATTGTTAGATTTGATAATACAATTGACATTTCTGTTGAGTCTCCTGGTTCTGGATATATTGATAATGAAACTATTACAATTACTAATGATCAACTTGGTGGTGGAGTTGGTGGTGGAGACCTTACATTCCAAGTAAATGGAACTAATGATGCTGGTCAATCATATGTTCTACCAATTACAACACCAACTATTACTGATTTCCAAGTTGGTGATCTTCTCTTAATTGATAGAGCAGATCCTACTTCTCCTGATATTGTTGGTGTTGCTCCAAACCAACTAACAGGTTTGAGAAATGAGGCAGAGAGCGAAATTGTTCGTGTTATTGGTCTTGCTAACGTTGCAAACCCTTCTGATCCAAATGGTTATAGATTAATTGTTGGTAGAGGTCAAGAAGGAACAGGAACATACCTCAATCATCCAGATGGTTGTGTTATTGCCAAACTAGTTAAGCAGTCAAATGCTTCTTATATTACTGGTTCTGACCTTGACTTTGACGATCTGATTGATGTTCCAGAAAATGGAATTCCTGCTACTTCTGCTGATGCAAGAATTGGGGTTGCTGAATTTGGTGGAACTATTTCCACTAGAGATTTCATGAGGTTATCTTCATCTGAATTTGTAAGTGTCAAAGAACTAATCAGCACTTCTCCACAATCCTTGAGTGTTAATGATGGTGGATCACCCGCTGCTGAAGTATTCAAAGTAGAATCTACTACTGGTGATACTTACATCTTCGGTGATATCCTTGCCGGATCTGGATTCAATAAGTTTACTGTTGATTCTAACACTGGTAATACTGACATTGCTGGAACTCTAACTACAAACAATACTATTACGTTAAGAGGATCGACTTTTGCTGCTCAAGATGGTGAACTGTTTAAGTTAACTCCACAAGGTAATACAGAGTTCCTAACTCTCACTAATGGCGGTAATTCTGAGGTTAGTGAGTCTGTTACTTTCCAAATTGATACTGCAACTGGAACCATCTTAAGTACAGGAGGAATGAGATTCTTTAGTACAGATTCTTCTACTGGTGATGCTGATCTTTCTTCTCCAAGACTTATATTTGATAATTCTTCTGGAGACTTGACAGTCTTTGGTAAGTTATCTGCTCTCGGAACGGGAACTTCTGAATTCGGTGGATCTATTAAGATCTTTACAGGTGGATTGGATATCCAATATAGAGATTCTAGTGGTGATCAAATTGATAGAAGAACTGTTATTAAGAATAGCAGTGGAGCGGATATGTTCTCTGTCGAAGAAGATGGAGGAATGACAATTGCTCAGATTCCTAATTACATTACTAGAACTGGTGGTGCTAAATGGGTACATTCAAGTGATACTGTCATTATTGCCGAATCTAATGTTAACTACTTTGTTAACTCGACAGGTAATACATTATTCAAATTGCCAGGTAATCCTCTAATTGGAGATACCATTCGTATTATAGATATTAGTGGATCTCTAAGTTATAATCTAAGTCTCGTTATTAGAGCAGTAGATGATGTTAAAGTGCAGAATGAACTTTCTAATACAGGAAGTGCTGCTCTTGGCGGTGTTTCTCCTTCATCCTTCGCGGGATATAATGGCGGAGAACTAATCGTTCAAACACCAAATGCGGCATTTGGATTAGTTTATGCTGGTGGCGTAAATCCAGATGGAAGCGGTTCTGGCGTTCCGTCTGCCTTAACAGGTTGGTACTTAACCGAAGTATAATTAAATGTTCTATCAGAAAACAAAAACTATGAAGGCAGCGGTGATGGGCACCATCGCTCCTTGGTCTGGGGCACTTAGTGAAGTGCCTAAGGGATGGATTTTATGTGATGGCAGTGCTATCGAAGCAGACCAATTTCCTCTTTTAGCGCAAGCAATTGGGGATACGTATAATCAAGATCCAAACGCATCAAATTTTGGAGGTTCTTTTCCAAATTATGACGGCGATATTCTTCTACCTAATTTAAATCAAGGTAGATTTTTGATGGATATTGAAGAAACTTATTTTGGTACTAAAAATAATACTATTGATGATGATGCTGACGCCAAAAATATTATAGCACCGTTTATTGGTGTTAATACAGATACTGCTGCTCCAACAGTGTTTACTGATGTTTACACTGATGTTGTATTCACTTTAAATGATAGATTAGGATATAGTGGTAACATTGCCGGAAATACTATTATTCCTGGAGATGGTGAAAAAACCATGTATATTGGTGGAAGAAAGTTAGGTCATACACACATCAGGCAACATAGTCATGGTGGAAGTTATGAAACTATTAACGCCAATCCTGCAACTAAACCAGGCATAGGAGCTATTCCTTGGGACAATATTGAGATTGATTGGACACACGGTGCTTGGGATAACACTGGCAATCCAGCAGAGTCTGATGGATTCATTGATGAAATTTACTTTGAGTATGAGCAATTTTATAAAGGTGAAACACTGCGAAATAACAGCAGCGATTTTTCTGCTTGGACTAATTTAGGAACTGGATTTGGTAGTGGTCAACCAGGAAGAGTGGTGGGTGGAGTGACATCAGAAAATCCTCCTGTTAACCTTTTTCCATTTCAACTCGATAGATCTCCTATTGCTAGTAAAGGTCAATGGATTTATAATCAATTAGATAGTGATGCTACTATCGCTTATGGTAGAAATGGAAATAATATTTCAGTCCCAGTTGGATATAGAAATTTTTATCAAGATAGTCCAAGTTTAGGAACTTTTGGAACTTTGATCAGTAATCAAGGATCTGGGTGGACGGATAGTAGTATTCAAGCACATTCTCATGAACCATTTGCAATTGTATACAAGCAAGCAAGTTTAAAACCACAATCTAGATTAGTTGCTAGTGTAAATATTCCAGTAAACACAACTCTCGATAATGCTAGTAATGTAGGGGCATTGCAAATAGATATGAATACAAGTCAACCATCATTAACTGTAGTGTACATTATCCGAGCATACTAAAATGGCAAATTACACAAAAGAAAGATCGCGCTATGGAGGGATGGTAGGAACTATCTTAATTCACACTAGTCCCAGTTTAGGAACAGTTAATGACCCAAATAGTGTTCAGTTTAAAAAGGAATTGCCAGCTGGATATCTTAGATGCGATGGATCGATCTTCAATGCTCAAAGTTATATTGCTCTATCAGAAGTTCTTGGAGTTGGTTCTGGATCTAGGTTCCGAAAAGACAATGCTATTATTAGAGAACCGGATGAAGCAGAAGGAGATTTGGGACAATTTCAACTTCCAGATCTAGGTTCTAAAGTTATCATTGGTGGAAGAGGAACTGGTATATACAACAACTTTACTATAGACAGGGGAATAACTGAATCTAGTCCAACCACAAGAGTTGGACCACAAATTGAGGTTGTTTCTAACTCAGGAAATAGAATTTCTGCCAACTATATTGGCAATGTTCAGGTAAATGCTCAAAGTGGTATTCAAATGTTTGGAAATCCTAGATATACCATTGAAAGATCTACTTCAGAAGAAACTCTTACGATTGAAAATTTTCAGGGGCATGCTCACCAAGGATCTCAGTATTTTCTAAATTATACTACTAACCATAAAGTAGGTGGAACTGGAGGTAAGGACTTTGGTAGATTTACTGGTAATAGTGGCGCTGGACATGAGTGGGGTTTCACTAATCAAGCAGGTCAAGAATCAGTTCACTCACATAATATTCTTAGACCAACAACTTATTCCCATAATTTTGAATATCAATATTCAGAAAAACAGGTTGATATGAGTGAAGTTTCTGCATTTGTTGACGTAGATATTAACGATACCGAAAAATTGGATCAATTAGTTACACCCTTTATGTTAGTAGAATATATTATTAAGTTCTAACATGCCAATTTCAACAACACTATCTGACGGACAGAGTTTTACTATTCCGATTAATGTAGCTGAATTACAACTCAGGTTATGGGGTGGTGGAGGTGCTGGAGAAAATGTAAATGCATCTTTTACCAGAACTTCTGGAACTGACGGTGGAGATACACAATTTTTAGGAATAAAAGCAACTGGTGGCACTGCTGGTAGAATCCCTGGAGGTGGTGGAGGCGGAAGTGGATCATCGGTATTTAACTGGTCTAACTACGGAGTTTCTGTTAGTACATACAATGGAAGTTCTGGAGGTTTACCATCCCTAGGATATGGACCTACTATTGGTGGTTCAAGATCTGGTGATGGTGGACCAGGAAATCCTGGTACGTATGTATATAATTCATACGTTTCACATTCATTTAATAATACCACTAACCAACATACATTTCGTAGTTATAGCTCTGACATTCAAGTTTATTACGCTGGATCTGGTGCAGCAGATGGAGTATCCTGTTCAAATAGTACATCACTAAAACATTATGTTATCTATTTCAACAATGCTTTTACTAGTAGTAATTACAGTATAAGTATTTACAACGTTGCTCAACAGGCTGCTGGTGGTGGCACCGGAGCCCCTCCTTATTATAATTCTGGTATTGCTTATAAAACCAGTAGTGGATTTAGAGCATGGTTTTGTCAAGGAGGTGGATTTAATGGATATGTCCGTGGTTTTAGTATCCAAGCTAGTGGACAAAAAGCAGGTGCTCAAGGTCAGGGAGGAGGTGGCGGAGGCGGTGCCTTAGTTAATTTTACGAGACAAAATTTAGTTGATTCTGTAACATACGCTCCTGGTACAACCCATAATGTTGAAGTTGGACAAAGAGGAACTGGTGGTTATCAATTTGGTGTTGCGGGAAGTGTTAAAATTTACATGCTCGTTCGTCCGGAGATTACATTAACTGCTACATCTGTGGAAATAATCAAAGGTTCAAATACAACGTTATCATGGTCAACATCTGGAGATGCAGATACCTTCGTTTGGTTGACTGGAAATATAAACAATACACTTTTGACTAGTAATGTAACACTTACTCCTCAAATAACAACCTATTATAGTGCCCAAGCTTCTGGACTTGGAGGAACATCCGAAATTGCTTACTTGACAGTATATGTTTTTTACATTGCAACTGCTAGTATAGAAGCTCCTTTTGAAATTGACTATGGTGATACTTTGAATGTTTCATTTGAAACTCAATATGCTGATGTGTCGATCACTATTATACCAACATATTACTATATTGATGGAACAAATACTACCGGAACTCCAATAAACATTGATCCAGCAATTACAGCGGAATCTGGAAGACCAGATTCTGATACTATTGTATCTTCAAATCCATCAATTGAAGTTCCTATTGCTTGGAATAACATTGGACCTGAAAGTGTATCAGTTCTAATAACTGCTGCAGGTAGAGGTGGAGTCGCTAATGATTCTGTAGTGATTCCAGTGAATATTGATATCACTCCGGAAAATTTGGATATTCCAGAAACTGATGATGCATTTAAAGATCAAGATCCGGTATTTGCTCCAGATACAGATATCTTAACTGAATTACTTTTGATTGATGGAATCGACATTCCAGTTTCTATAAAATCTAATCGACAGGTTAAAGTTGATATAAATCAATCAGGGATCTGGCAAAACGTAGAGGAAATGTAGTGGCAATTATTTACACAAGTAGAAATGTACCTGGAGGCATTGGTGGAGACTACACTAATGGTGCTTGGGGTTCTTTGATGAATAATTACTCCGTTAGATTTACTGGTCCTAATAGTGGACCTGGATCTGCTTATAATGGTTCCACATTCTATTTTAGCGGTAATGTATATTTTCCTTGGAGTGGAAACTATGTAATTCGTGCAGCTGCTGATAACAGTGGATCTCTTACTGTTGATGGTAGAGGTTGTAGCGTATCTGGATACGGTGGTCAAGGTACTACTGTATTTTATGCTTCGCAAGGAACTAAGAGTTTAAGTGGTAGTGTTTATAATGCACCATCAGCGGATAGTTTTAGTAGCAATCCATATGGCATTGCTTTCACGATTGATGCACCAGCTCGACCACCAGCACCAAACGTATCTATTAGTAGAAGTCCTAGTACAATTATTAGAGGACAGTGTTCTACACTCACTTGGAGTTCTTCAGGTGTTAACATTTACTACCGTAATATGTCAAACATATCATCTGCTGCGAGTGGTAACACACAGGTATGTCCAACTAGTACAACAACATATTTCTTTGATGTTCGTGGTGAAGGCGGTAATACTTATAGGACTGCGACAGTTACGGTTTATATTCCGCCCGTACTGTATATAAATTTAGCGCAATCATATATTATTGCTGGCGCTTGTGCTACACTCGATTGGTATACAACTGGAGATGCTAGTAATGTTATTTGGACATCTGGCAATATTAGTAATGGAAATGTAACCAGTACTCAACAAGTATGTCCTGCAACTACTACAACATATTCAGCGTATGCTACTGGATTAGGTGGAACTAGTCCTTCAGCATCAGTTACGCTTACAGTATATCAATTACCAGTAATTGAAGAGTTTGAGGTTCCTGTATCTCTTAATTATGGAGAGCAAGGAATTATTACTTATAAAGTAAAATATGCTAATATTTCTGTAAAAATACAAAAAATTTATGAGTTCAATACTTACAATTCGGATCAAGGAGAGACTTCATATGAAGCTTCTGGATCTGCTGAATTAAACGGACCTAATGCTACAGTCGAAGAAACTAATCTTAGCACTAGTATCACATATAATAATTTTGGTCCAAGATTTGTAAACTATATCCTGACAATTCAGGGAGGAGGCGGATCTGTTTCTCAATCAAAACGAGTAGAAATTTTTATTGATGAGAATCCGGATAACATCAACATTGATGAGACTGATGGTTTATTTAAAGATCAAGAACCAGTATATACACCTAATATTGCTCCAAACGATATTGTCGAATCTGATCTTTATTTAATTGATACCATAGATATTCCCGTTGAAATTACGGCAAGTCTACCTATCTTAGTAGATGTTAATCAATCTGGGCAATGGTCAAATATACGAACAAATGGTTCTCCTCCACCACAAGGAAGTAGTACTAGTGAACTTTTGGAAAATAATGAACATTTAGATAATTTAATTGAAATTTCTGAAGAAGAAATTGAAGTTTCTTCCAATACTACTGATTTGGTATCTACAAACATAGATGAGGATTTTGGAACTATAGCAACGCAAGCGACTGCATCTTTCGGTAGTAGTAGTACAATCATTAAAGGACAAGGTGCATCTTTTAGTTGGTATTTGACTGGTGGATATACTTCTGCATCAATTAGCGGTTATGGAACACTTTCCTCATCTGGATCGGCAACAACTTATAGTGTGCAAAATATTAGCAGATGGTTCAGTACATCTCCTGCTCCAGGTGATCACATGTGTTCTCCATATAATCCTGGTGGATATTCTCGGGAAGGCACTCTATTCAAATCGTTTACTACACAGGCACCAGGTACATTTTTTGGATATGACAATGAAAGTGGAGTTAAACCATATGCGAGTATCGGATACGTATATCCAAGATATTCATCAGGTCATCCTGTAGGTACAACAACTATTTACGAGAAAATTGATCCTAATGGTGGTCCTCCTAATGGATTTGGAACAATTTGGACGACAAATCCTAGTGGCGAAGGACCATATACTGGTAATGGACCCAATACTGGGTTTAAAGCACCAACATCAGGATATACGGATTATTCTGGACTTATTTTCAGTGGCAGTGCTACAGTATATCCAACTAGTACTACAACCTACACTTTATCTGCTTATGGATCTACTGCTGGATCATATTCAGCATCAGTTACTATTACTGTATTAATACCTCCTATTTTTTATATCTCTGTCAGTGTACCTGCTATTATTGCAGGTGGCGTAGCACAGTTATCATGGTATTATACTGGAACCGCTAATAGTATTACTTGGACATCTGGTGGTATTAGTAATGGAAATCTAAGTAGTAATCAACCAGTAAGTCCTGCAACTACTACAACATATTGTGCTTATGTTAATGGACCAGCTGGAGCATCACCAGTTGCTTGTGCTGTTCTTGAAGTTTATCAAATTCCTACGATTGATTCTTTTGAAGTACCATCGACTTTAAACTATGATGAACAAGGATTAATTTCATTTAGTGTAAGTTATGCTAATGTTTCTATTAGTATACTGAAAGTATATGAGTACAATACTTACAATAATGAAGAAGGAAGTACTTCACACACAACTTCTTCTACTGCACTATTAGGTGGTACTGGAGCTACAGTTGAGGAAAATGATATTGACACTAACATTACATATGATGACTTCGGACCTAGATTTGTAAATTACATTTTAACAGCTACTGGACAAGGTGGAACATCTACAAGTTCAAAGAGAATCGAAATTGTGATTGATGAAGAACCAGATAATATTAATATAGATGAGACTGATGGTTTATTCAAGGATCAGGAACCAGTATATACACCTAATATTGCTCCAAACGATCTTGTCGAATCTGATCTTTATCTAATTGAGGACATAGATATTCCTGTTGAAATTAAATCAAGTCTGCCTATTTTGATAGATGTTAATCAATCTGGGGAATGGAAAAAGTTGAGACAGACAGGATCACCACCACCGGCAGGTTCAGATGAGTAGGATAAATAGTAGAACTGGAAATGTATCTATCTAGGAATGACGTATTCACACTCAACCACCCCGTTGTATGTTTCTGAGGGTGATTATGTTCAGTTTAGGTTTAAGGCACCTCCAATATGGGATTATTCCGAAACTGTTACTATTTTAATTGGTGATCTTGTTCAATACTGGGTTATTACCACAGTTCCGGAAGATTTTACGCCAGATCCATTTCCATTTCAAGCATATGTTGATAATGTTGAATTAGATACTCTCTTTACTTATGGTGATGGATCGCGTAGTGGTGAAGAGGTTGTAGTAGTTAGTGGTTTGACACCAACTACTCAGGCAGCAGTTTCTATCGGTGCCAATGTTGCTGGTGGTATTGATGTTTTTGCTATGCGGATTGATTATGATGGGGATGGTACATACGATACTGGTTGGATTCAGGGAGATGGAACTGAAACTGTAGAAAATGGTGCTAAGATTCAAATTAGAGGCAAGACTCAAAATTTTAACAATCAATTTACTAGAGTTACTCTTAATATTGGAACTGCCAATGAAGTATGGAATATTTTAAGCAAATCTGTTCCACTAAACATTCCTGAACCATTTCCTTCTTTTACTGATTTAGTGGGACTTGATACAAACATTGATGCTTATAGTAATATAGTTAGAATCCAAGGTTTAATCGGTCCTGCAGATATATCTGTAGATGGTGATGGTGAATGGGGAGTTTCTAGTGTAGATACAACATCAACTAATGGAGAAGGATTTAATGTTCTTGATGGAGTAACATTTAGTGGTAGCATTGGAACTGTTAACAATGGTGATTATTTGCAGTTAAAACTTCCCACATCATCTAATCCTCAGACTGGAAATAATACTACTCTTTCTATTGGAGATGGTGCTAGTTTGTCTATGTGGACAATAACAACTGGAAGCGCACCATCATCAACTCCCAATGGGTGGTCTTATGTACCCCTATCTGATGTTGTTGAGGATGCATTGATTGCTTCTGATTCTAGGCCATTGGGTGGTATTACTGGACTTGGAACAGATCCTGGTACAGGTCAAAGTATATCAGTTCCTGTTAATTTATTGTCTACTGACTCTACAGAAGTTAGAATTAAAGTTAATAGTGGATCAGTAGGTACTTTCCCGACATCAGTACAGAATGGTGATAGGATTACACTTTATATGCGATCATCACCAGACTTTTCTGATGGTAGTGGTATTGGATCTCGCACTATGCAGATTAGTGTTGGTGATCTAGACATTCCATCTTGGAGTATTTTAACAAGTACTGGACCAGATTATGATGCTCAGTTTAATATACCAGGAAATAAAGTAAATCAAGTTCCCGGTACATATATTTCTTCTAGTCCTATCACTGTTACCAGTATCAATAGACCAATTACAATCACTGCTACAAATGGTGCTTTAATTGGTATAGATGCTGAAGCAACACCTGTTGTAGGACCAAGAACATTTGATCCTGCCGTCAATACTTCATTCTACTTGGTTCTTATTACTCCTCAGCAACTAGGAACAATAGAATTTACTGATGTTATTGTTGGAACAGAGGCAACTAATATTCCTTCAGTTTCTTTTCAGTGGTCGATTCAATCTTACGTGACAGTTCCTCCAGCACCTGATAATCTTGGTGTGTGGTATAGTAAAAAGACACAAAAGTTTGATGGTTATCCAATTGGTTCTGTCCTTTCTATTCTAAAGGAAAATGTCGTTGTTGGATATGGTGATCTTGACGGTACAATCGCAGCTGGTGGATTAGATGCTAGATATCCAGGATTTATTGAATGTGATGGTAGAGATTTAGATCCAAATTTATATACAGACTTATATAATGCAATCGGAACACAATATGGTGGAACTGTAGTGGAGTCTGTGCAATCTACAACTACTCCTCCTACAGTAGTCAATGGACAAACTATTACTACCACGTATGAAACGACAATATTCAGTGGATCTTTTAAAGTTCCTGATTATAGAAATAGAAGATTGTGTGGTGTTGGATTAGTTGATTCTAGCAGAGGTAATTCTGCTTTCTTACCAATAACTACTGGATCTGGTATCTTTGATGTTGGTTCTGAAGGTGGATATTGGTATTTTGATAAAGTTGACACTGCTGGATCTGATCCACTGGAACAGATTGAGGGAACTGGGACAACTGGATTGAGCAGTCAATTTTTCTCTCTGGGGACAGTAAGATTAGATAATCTTAATAGTATTGTAGATGATGTTCCTTTCACTATCACCGGATCTGTATCTGCACAAGTAGGTCCGTTGTCTGATGTTTTACCAAGAGTTCCTGTACATGAACATCAATTTGTTAGTGCTACTCCTGATGGTGAATCTGGTGATCCAGTTATTCCTTGGAATGTTAGAGCATTATTTGGTTTGAATGTAAATCCTGATACACAATTTGCAGCAAATATTGAAGTTGGTGGTAATGAAGTAGAGCAGGAACATGTTGCTGAAAATTGGGTTAATTGGATATCTGGTAGAGATCCAAATTTCTCAAGTGAAATGCAAGCATATCTTGGCGCAGATTGGACAGACTTCAAAACGTTCGCTGAAGATTATATGGGAACAAGTAAAACTGGACCAAATGGCGACGTGACGACATATATTACTGTCAGTGGAAGTTATATGGTGTGGTGGATTAGTGATCTAGGAGAACTTGCTGGAGCAACACTTCAGGGTACTGGAGGCAATGTTTCTGGTTGCATTGATGTTAGACCATTAGGTTTTGCCATTGATTCATATATTCCTGCTTCTGGTCAAACAAATTCACATAGTCATATGATTACTGGAGATGTTGTTGGTAATCCGAATACTGATTTTACTGGTGGTAATGTTTCTGGTGCTGGTATAATTGGAGGTGGATTTGGATCTGGACTAGGTGGAGCATCTACTTCAAAACAAGTTTCGTTTGCTCAATCTGAAATTTTTATGGATATGACTGATGCTGAATTTAATTTCTCCGCTAGTTTTAAAAAACCAACTCCTGATATTACTATGAGACCTCAAAGACAGGTCCCTATTATCAATCCATTCCACAAGACTAAATATATCATTAAGGCATTCTGATTTTATTATGGCAGTTGAACCATATCGTCCATTAGAGTTAATGGAGAAAGGTGATTTCACCAAGTCCGAGTTCAATGATTTTGTTGCTGTTTGGGAAAATTTCGTTCCACAACCATTGTGTAATAGAATTATTAAGTACAGTGATCATGTCCTAGATACGGGTTCGTATCCAAGTAATTACTTGGATAACGAATCATGTGATGATGCACCTGTTTATAAGTCTAAAGAAATTTATGGTGGTGAATTAAATAGAAAAGATTTTGCATTTTGCTTAAATTACGCTAATAGAAATCTTGAGATTGAGGTACAGGCAGTTTTAAATTCATGTATTTCGCATTATACATCACACTATGGTGCTCTTGCAAGAATTCCTTTGATTTCAACTGATATTAAAGCACAGATAACTCCTCCGGGTGGTGGTTATCATTTATGGCATTATGAAAACACTGGCATTCAACATGCTATGCGTGAAATAGTATGGATGATTTATTTGAATGACATGCCAGAAGGTGAGGCAGAAACTGAATTTCTTTACCAAAAGAGAAGAATTAGACCTACTGCTGGCACAGTTGTTATGTGGCCTGCTGGTTACACACATACTCATAAAGGCAATACAGTCTTTACTAAGAATAAATACATCTTGACAGGATGGTATATTAAAGCTCAATAAGGAGACCCATGGCAGAATCTGTACAAATTTCAGTATTAGACGTTGATTTACTCAGCGATAATATTCTATTCAATCCTGATGTTGCGGTTGACCTTCAAGGCAATGGTCAATCTGCAGTAAAGCGCGTCAAGTTAGATGCCACATTAAAAGAAAGATTTTTAGAGAGGGTTATTGATCCTTTTTGGCATAGTGAGAAGGATCAATTAGATCACTTCCAGTATTTTAACAATGGTTTGTATAGATGTCAGCGTAGAAAGTTGAAGCATGATTTTTCTACAGGCGCTAACTATTGGGCTACATATCAATTCAAGAGTGCTACTAAAGAACAGGCAGCAGAGTTAAACGAAAAGTTTAAAACATTTTACGAATCTATTTTAGTAGTGAGGGAAGAAAAAATTTATGAACAAATTGATAAAATTGATGACTCTACTCAGTATTTTCAACAGAGATATATGAAGGCAAAGAGACAAAAGAATGATCTCTTGTCTATGAGTGATTGGAGAATTTTACCAGATGTAGAAGATCATTATGAAGGTCAGAAAGATGAGTGGATTGCATGGAGAGGATATATTAGAAATTCCATTCTTAAAAGTCCAGAAGACTTTGATGACAATTTAGCATTCTTTAAGTATACTTATGATATTAAGTATCCTGTAGACCCTAAAATTTATAGAACAATTTACCCTGGTGGAAAACTGGAAGATAAAGTAACTGATGCACCTGCATTTATGGATGTTAACGATCCAAAACAGTGGGTCAAGCATGATTATGGTGCTTCTTCTGACTTTGTTAAAAGCAGAGAACAAAACATGTATAATTTCTCTGGTCAATACAGAACTCAACATAAGAAAGTCAAAGAGTCGGTTCTTGAAATTATGAAACTATTAAATGTTGAAGATATAGTTCCTATTGATTGGAGTCTATATTATGTTAATGATTCTGATTTGGTATCTGAGGAATAAATGATTTGTGAAATTGATTTACTAAATGATGAGCAATTGAATTTTATTAATGAGTATTTTAATTACCTCACGTTTGATAATGGTAAAGTAAGTAATCCTACTGCTCGTAAAGTATGTGAAACAGTATATGATGGACCAGGCAATCTGGAGTTAAATTTATATTGTCGTGATATTATATCAAGATCTAATCTTCCCATCAAGATAAAAGAGATATCACAAGTATACTTTGTCAAGTATGGTGTAGGTGGACGGTATGGAGATCATTATGATTCTAATCCATGTGGTGGTGTCCGACCAGATTATAGTATGACATGCTTCCTTAGTGATGAGTATGAAGGTGGTGAATTGGTGATAGAGAATACTAATAGTATTAAATTATCAAAAGGCAAAGCAATTATATACTCAGGTAATCTACTTCATAGAGTAAATGAAGTAACTGCTGGTCGAAGAAACGTCTTTGTTTGTTGGATTGAATGTCATGTATAGTTCTAGTGATATTGTAAATTATAATGATATGTTTTCGCATGAAGACTATAAGAAAATACTTTCATTTGTACATGGTCCTAATTGGTACTTTGGTCATGGATCATATGTTGAGGGAGATAAGCGTCGTGGTTTGCCTTTTTGGCGCATAGACTTTAAGGACAATAACTTCTTTTCAGAATACCTTCTAAATATCATTGAGGAAAAGACTCAACAACATTATGAACTATATGATGTGTATGCCAATGGTCATACTTATGGCACACAAGGTTCTTTTCATCAAGATTGGCATGATGAGAGAGGAAGAACATTTCTTTTTTACGCTAATGATATGTGGAGATTAGAGTGGGGAGGCAAAACAGCATTTGATTTAGGAGAGGATACATATTTTCATATTCCTAAACCAAATGCGGCAATATTATTTCCCGGAATAATCCCACATGCTGCAGAACCTACGTCTAGATCATATGCTGGACTACGTATCACTATTGCTTGGAAACTACTACTTAAAGACTCATGAACTCAGACTACGAAGTATTTTATTTTGACACTTTTATTGAGCGATATGCTATTGCTAAGGGTAAATGTGTAATTTATTTAAGATCTCATGGTTGGAATAATAGTTCTGATGTAGATGCTATCAACACTTCATATCAACTGTATAAAGACATCTTACCAGCAGATATGTTTGCATCTCTACAAAACTCAGAATTTGTTTTTGTTGAAGTGGATAATCTTGAAGATACCATTGAATTTTTGGAGACTAGTTTTCCAGGCAGTCAAGAATCTTGTGCGATTCCTGAAAACTACATTCACTTCACATTATATAATGAACTAGGTCAAACAATTTTATCTAACTAAAATGTTTTCTGATACTTTTTACAAGGCGGATAAGTATAATCTCAACAGCTTTGAGTATGTTTCAACATATGAAAGGATGCCATGGAGATATACTGGATTAAAAGATTCTTCTTATTTGCCTAACTTTGATGCTAACATCACTGCTAAACTTAACAGGTTTATGCAATTTAGATTTCCTAATGCATCAGTACCTCTACATGATGATAACAAAGTTGTTAGCATTGAATATGTTGACTCGGAAGTAAAGTCTTACTACTTGGTAAATCCAATAAAGTATACTCGATTTGCAAATGAAAGCATCTGGAAGTATTTTGTCAACTTTTGTGCATTTAAATCTCTGGATACATGTAAAACTACTATCGATAGATTAACTGATGCAACAGAGGATGTAGAGACTGACATTCTTGGTGTTCATTACGATAAAGATGCTAATTATACTGGGATGAGGATCTTTGATCCTGGATATAATCTCGCAGAGTATGCACAGAATAAAAAATTAAATGATATCAATGAGTTCTGCAAAAAATATAAAGGAGATTGTAAGGGTGAGATTGATACATTCTACGGTTCTACTGACCTAAGATATACTTTCAAACCTTTTATGCCTACAGTTACACTACTGCGTGATCCTACGACTAAGTTATGGAATGAAACGTGTGATAATCCACTGAGAAAGAATCTCATGCTTGACAAATTGTTATCAGCGGATCTAATCAGCGAAGAACAAAAGCAATTCATTGATCAAACTTGTGTTAACAGAAGTATATTTGCTATCGACTTTATTGTTTCTGCAGAGGGAGAATTGGTAGACATGTTCATGAGGCATGTTAAGATTACTGAATTTGATGACTTGACAGTGGGTTGACACCTGTGCTATGGTAGTGGAGCGTCCATCGAACCACATGAAAGTTCCTGATCAGATAGAGTTGCAACATATGCAACTTCAAGCAATGTTACGAGATAACAGCATCCATGAATCTGAACTGCTGTATTGTGGCAAACGTGAGTATACTACAGAATATGCTGCTCATCCAGAATATCATGGACAGTTAATGCACTGGTACATCATTGGTGGCGAGCATGAGGTGCCAGTGTGTGATATCGAATCGGTTGACCAAATCGAATAACCATGCTACAATATCTCCTATAACGCTTCTACCACATGGATTGGAACAGCACCACGAAACACGAGAAACGTAAAGATGCGTTCTATATCTTTTACGAGAGTGTTCTCAAACCAGACTATCAGCTACGTCAGGACGCACACGATCAGGAATGCTATCACGAATTATTAGAATGGCGTAGTGAAATTATTGAGTATCTTGACAAACGTCGCAACGAAGACTTTAATGACAACTGAAATCAACTGGGCACATGAGTATTCAAAGCAGCGCAAAGATCGTATGCAAAATGCGATCGATGATTATCTCAACGATGATAAAGTATCAGCACGACAAGCGCATGAAGAGATGTTATCTGGCGTCGATGATGTGATAGAATACCACAAGAAAGCATATTGTCGTGCTATGTCTCTTAGAGACTACATGACTGGCAACACTGCTCTTAACTTAGATCACCAAATTCCTGACCGCTACTAAAATGAACGAAGAAGATTTCAAATCAGCAATCAACAACATTTTGATGATGCAGAATAACAATGATGCAAACTTTCAAATTCTGCAACGTCAAATTGATGGTCTTCAAAAGCAATTGAGTGAGTTAAATGATCTCAAAGAGATGTTCCGTCTTCCTAAAGCAGAGAACATGAATCGTCAACCATTTGAGGAGGTTGACGAGTGAAATTTACTCGTGGTATGATGGTTACATACCGCACCACCACGGGGTGGGTGGATTTTATTGGTGATAAGTATATCACTATTTGCTATCTAGATCGACCTGACCCATCATGTCGTCATGGTCGTTATCAGTCAACTTTATGTGTTTTTCGTGAGTATTGGAATGAAGTATGCAGTTGTGTGGATGAAGAACAAGAAGAAGAGTCAAGCGAAACAACAGGCGGTATTTTATAATCTAGATGATGCTGTTGCATGGGAGCAACACATCAACATGACATTACATGCAAAAACAGAACTCCATCCTATCTTTGGGGACAGTTAACAAATGGGACTAGGACATCATTGCGCTCTGCGAATTAAAAAAAAGTCTTGGACTGCTGGTTTTAAAGATCATACCAAAGCAAATTATACTGTTTCTCAAAAGTTATTTGAGGCAGAATTGACTTGGAAAGATAACATGAGACCAACACTCGAACCCTTTGTTGATTCAAAAGGTCATCAAGGCATTCGGATAAGGGTTGAATGTATTAACTAGTGTACAGTTGACAGACTGGACTAGGGGGTTGACACAGACCTCCAACTGGTGTATATTAGGTTCATGGGAGAGGAAGCGCCCTAAAGACTCCACATTCTATAATCCCACCCATGTAGGTGGCAATCGTAATGTTCAAATCCGATCTTTCAAAAATCCGCATCACACGCCAATTTGAGACAAATATCGCTCTTGCTGAGGGTATTTGTCATACAGCGAGTATCAGTGACGCTGATCTCAAGAAACTGATTAAC